ATGCACGTTCTTTCTGAATTTTATGCTCTTGTGATTTTTGATCACGAAGTCTAGCCAATTCAGATGATTCTCCACGCAAAGATGCTTGTAGCAATGTCCCTGTAATCTCAAGCGGTGTCTTAAAAATCTGACACTGATTGTAAACTACTTGAATTTCGTCACTCCAAGCAGTTCCTGATTCTGTACCTTCACCATAGGCATTACCAATGACTACTAAATAGTCACCATCAGCAGTCACAATATCACCAGTATCATTCATATTTTTTACTGATATGTTTGCACTTGAGCCACTACCAGCGACTGCAGTAATAAGCACTACACCTCTCTTGGTTGATCCAGGAGTCAATGCAGACCAAACTTCACACTGAAGTCCAGTCCAACTGTTATAGGCGTTATCTCCACCTTCTCCTTCTAAACCTACAACTGAACCCGCTTTAACGACAAAAGTATCAGCAGCATTATCAGTTGTACTTGTTACAACTGTGCCAACTTGAAAATACTGTTTTTGCCAAGGGTTTCTGTGTTCGAACATTTTAAACTGCGGATCTGACATCCCTGTAATAGTTTGTTGATTTGAAACTACTGTGGTAAAGGGCGTTACATCTGTCCAAAGTTCTTTAACCACATTAGGGCGCATGTAAAAGTCCCGTCTATCACTGTACAGGACACCTGATGATCCCAGTGTTTTGGCATTTGATGCCATAGTATTATCCTCCTAAACCCCGAAGGGTTTATCTTGTTAAACCGTTACTGTCTTCGATTTCGCATTAAGCCAAGGTTGAAAGCATCTTCTTCGTTTAACTGAGGTTCAGAGTAACCTGTGCCTGTACTTGCAGGTGGAGGTACACTTAACCTTTGTTGATTTTGCTTCATGCTCTCGGCTTTTTGCCTCTGTTCCATCTCAGCTTGGGAGGGTGCAGAACGCAGTTTATCAAGACGTACTAGATTATCTAGACTCAAGGATTCAGGACTACTATAATACTTTATGAACTCATTCGCTTTTTCTGGTGCATAACCATAAGAGTTAATAAGTTCTGATTGCATTTTCTCAACTTCTTTTTGTTGTGTGTACTCAGCTTGTCGTTGCTTAAGGGTTGCCTCCCTGGCTTCGGCTTGCTGGGTGCGATAAGTATCAATTTGCTCACTGTAATCAAGCATATTGTCCCTGAACTCATCCATTGATTGTCTGTATTTATAACTTGCGCTATCTACATCCATATAAGCTTCGGATGGATCATAGTTGGCAGGTTTAACTGGTCTTTGTGGTTTCTGTGGTGATCCTTCAGATTTTGTATCTACAGGAACCTGTTGGGTATCACCAGAAAGTGATCGTGCAACGTTTTGAAGAACTTGAGGATTGTCCTTTATGTACTCAGCTACAGGAGCTACCTTTTCGTACTGAGCCAATTTTTCTTCTAATTGGTTGAACTCACTTGCCTTTTGGTCGTATCTGCTCTGCCAATACTCAAAACGACCTTCATTTGCTTTAGTTTCCACTTGAGCTTCTGTAGGTTGTTCTTGAGTGTCTGAAGGTCTAAGATTTCGATCAAAGTCCTCCAGTGTTTCAACAGGATTTGGAGCCTGTTGCTCTCCTTTACCTTCAGCTTGAATTGGAGCGTCTCCACCAAGATCAAAATATTCTTGGTTTTCTCCTCCAGCATCCATGCTTTGTGTTTCATCTGACATTATGTTCTCCTTGCTATTTGTCTAACTGACAGCAATAGCTTCGTTTTGTTGTTCATCTTGTCTTAAATCTTGTTTTGTTTTAGATAGTTCATCAGTTAATCGTGCTTCAAATAAACGAACTGCAGATTCTGATTTGTTTGATTGACTATTTAATTTTGTTTTAAATTTTTCGAGTTCAACACGTTTGCGATCATGTATTGATTCTCTTGATGCAGTCTGCAGATCTCCCTTTACATTCTTCAACTCTTGTTCTAACTGCGCTATCATCTGTTGTTGCTTTTGTATAATGCCTGTTCTTTCAAGCACACCTTCGGTATCAGCAACTTCTGTTTGTTCTAATACTTCTTGAGCATCTATAATGCCCGCTTGATACAACTGCATGTAATAATCAAACCTTGCCCAACGATTGGATGGTAAGGTTGATCCACTAACAACAATTAAATCATAATTGCCAATAGTTACGTCATTTACCCTTCCAATTATTTCATTCGTAAAATCGTCATACAAAGGCTGATTAAGAGTTACCTCACTCATTCTACCATCGGGTTTCATAATGCGTATAATCTTTTGATCTGTATAGGTTTGCTGAATCAATTGAATAATAACTTTTCCAATCTGATTTAATGCTTCATCTATATCATCAAGCTTTGATTTAATTCTTCTTTGGGAGTATTCATCTATTGCAACTGTGCCTTTGTACGTCTGAGGAGCAGAGCCAGGATCACCACCTTGAAGTGGATGTATTCCTAGTATGTGATAAATGCTTTGCTTGGCATCTTCTCTATTTTTATAAAGTTCATTAGGGAGGGGTATTGGCCCTGCAACAATTGGTGTACCTAATTCAGGATCAAATTCAATAACTCCTGTACCCGCCCTTGACCATTCTTCTTCCAATTGCTTTCTATTCATTGAACCCCTAGGGATCAGTAGCTTTGTATTGGTACTTGAACTCGCATGGGCAATGATTAAAGATGTTATTTTATTAATATACTCTTGAATAGGTTTTACAAATCGCACATCACTCATTGGGTAAGGATTGCGATTGTGACGATTCATCAAAGTAACAATGGGGTAATCTTCAATGTCTAATATGTAATCGTATAAAAGTTTACCTCCCGTTACTAAAATCCTTCTTACTCTATCTACAATAACCTCATTAGACACAATAACGCCCTCAAGCATTAAGAGTCCTTTTTTGGTAATACTTAATTCTGTTTGAGAATCGGGTATAGCTTCAGCATGTTCGGGTCCTGGCATAATTGAAGGTTGACCAGTTTGCATATCCATCATGTAATGATACGTACCGCCTGTTGCTTCGTGAATTGCAATTAACTCATCTACGCTACCTTTTTCTGTAATGTATTGAGTTCCTTTTGATGTGGTCATTATAATCGCAGGCTGCTCAGAATACTCAGCAAAATCTTGCTCGTTAAAAATATATTCTTGATTAATAACCGTATCCATAATATGGTAATACGGAAGTTTTACTTTTTGGTAGCGATCTATAACTTCGTAATACTTATCTTCGCTAACATAAGCATTGTCTCTTGTTGGCCCAATTTTCTGATCCAACTGACTGGTTCTTTCCGTTGCAGGGTAACGTTCATTTTTAGATTGAGTCATATCGTCAATCATTTCTGCAGTTTGTGGATACAAATCAATTAATTGTGGTTCTGTAAATATTTTAGCAATTATAATATTTGATGCATCTCTACAGAATGTATCCGTTGCATTTGGATCAATGTAGACATCAAATGGATCTACACTATGAAAGCAAACTTCTCCCCTCCCAAAGTCTGCCATGGGGTCTGAATAGACTTGCATGACCCCCATTCCCTTGACGTAATAATCATCTACAATCTGTTTCAGCTCCACATTGCCATTTGATTTATCCCATATATACGACATTATATCAGAAAAAATTCTACCGACTTTAGTATCGCTATCATCTCTTCCTGTTGATTGAAATTTTGGTTTGTTTGCTGTAAGCATTGCTTTTGCTTGCTCAACAGACGGATGCACTACATTATCAACAATTGGACTCTGCGCTCTCTTTTCAAGAACAGAAACATGACTAGACTTCCATTGTTGATTGTTTCTGAACTCATCATCTTCCATAGCTTGAGTAGCCCAATCGGTTCTTTCACCATGATATTGGTCTAAAAGCTTTTCGGATTCTGTGACTATCGGCTCTTTGATGTGTGGCATTTGTAATTGAGATTACAAAAACAGGAAGGGGATTCTCTACCCCCTATGTAGTTTGCCAGTCATATTTTTTCAAAGTACTCATTCCAAGGACTGGAACGTCATTTTCTTCGTGCAAGGGAGCGTAATTCCCTTTAAAGGCATAATACAAACCATCTAACAAATCATCATGCTTGCCTCTTGGAAATAAAAGCATTTCATCTATAAGGTTTTGCATATTTCTCATAATAAATATTTCTTTTTTTCCAAACGAAGGTTGCAAGCTTTCAAGTCTATGTGATTTACTTGTTCGTGGATTTTCTTTAATATTTAATCCTGGAATAAACATACCTTCTTCGTCACATCTCATTTGAACATACTGCCTTAACATTTCCTGATAACCAACAGACTCAATGCGAGTCTTGGTAGATTTATATTTTTTAAAATTATCTACTATCGCTTCTGCTAATGCTAGGGGTTTGGCGTGTTTTCTGTAGTACGGAAGTGCAAACTTCCTATTCTGATCATCTACTGCAAGATTAAATATAACCGAATAGTCTGCAGTTTGTTTTACACTTGAGGCTGGGTCTACTCCTGTAAAAATATTTATAGGTACTGTTTCTTTTACCTTTTTCCCATCTATCTCTGTTATATCTAAGAAAGCATTGTTATCATTATCCAGTCTAAATTTTCCATCGTAATACTGAATATCGTCACTTTTAAAGAGTTGATCCTCATCACCAACAATCTCGCACATATATTCACGATAAAAGACGGACAATCTATTAATAGACTCCAGTTCTTCTTTTTTTGCTATTAGTTTCTTTATAGGCCACCACTCTTCCCAAAGAGAAAAATGTTTTTCTAGGTTCGGAGTAAATACTTTATTCTCCCATCCTTTCATTTCTTTTAATGTTTCGACCAAACAACGCTGATGTTGAGGCGTTCCTATAATAACAATACGACCTTTAATAGGATCAACTGAGGGAACTGCAGATTGCAACAACCATCTAAGATTATGCTCCATAGCCTCTGCGGTCTTGGTGTTGTTTTCATCTTCGGGATCATCTACAATGATTAAAGTGGGTCTTTGATTACCCACTTTTATACCACGAAGCTGCTGACCTGTACCTTTGCAGATAATCATAGAACCGTCTTTTAGTTCTACTTCTGATTTTGCCCAACTTCGTGCGCTATGCTGACCCCAATACCCAAACAACTGCCTAAATGGCTCTGAATAGTCTATTGTGTCTTTTATAGTACCAAGTAGCTTTACTGCGTGATCCTGCGTTCTAGATACAAGAACAATCAGCTTCTGACCTTTATCAAACATTAAATGATATAAAGGAAAGACACCACCTACAATAGAGCTTTTAGCATGACCTCTTGGAGCAATTATATTTATTTGCTTTTTAGTCCTGTCTAAAAGCTCTAATGCAATCTCATAATGGAACTTAGGACTTGGTACGGAAAACATTTGTGGCATCACAATTTTTCCAAATAAAACCATATCCTTTTTTAACTTTTCAAGGATGACCTTATTACTAGCTTTGGATTTCATCTTTTTTGGCAACTAACCTAACGGATTGCGTTTATGAGTTCTGCTAATAATCGGATCCAATTGAATAGTCTGAATTCCCATCTTTAACGGTAATTTTATTTTCTTTCGCAATTGCCTTTAAAACCTCCAAAAACATCTCGATCTCGTCTCTATTCGGAGATTCTAAAATAATGCGTTCTCGGTGCAAAATATCGCCATTTTTGGGTATGTTACGATTCCAATCGTACTGCATTTATGTAAGTTCTTTCTTTTGTTCTACTTTTAAACGTTTTTCTTCTTTTTCAATGTCATCTAAAATCTGACTTGTCATATCAATTTGTACCGTATCTGTTTGAATTGCTTTCTTAGGGAGCATATCCAGGATTCTAACGTAGGTTTCTGCTCCTCTTAACATAGTCGAAGGGTCTTCTTTGCCTTTTGCTATAGAAATAGCATCAGAGATAACATCAAGTACGTCTCCTTCGCTAATTCCTTTTTCTTTTAATGCGTCTTGAATGCGTTTATCTACCATTCGTTTAACCTCTTCTTGTTTAAATAGTCTTTTTGCGGATAGATCAGGTCTTTTTTGGTCTTTTCTATAGATCTTCCCTAGCATATTCCAATCAATGCCATCCCCATTGAGTAACATTCTCACATAAACGTCTACTGCTCTTTTGGTTCTAGAGGTTTTAGACTCTAACAGTTGGTATGTTTTGGATGATATACTTGAATAGTTACCAGATTCACGTCTTGGTTCCCATAATAGCTTGGCCCTTGGACTTATAAAAGCGGTAGCGAATGCAAACTGTATCTCTGTTAGTTCTTTATATTTGGTTTTTCGTACACATTCAGCGACATAGTAATCATCTGAAATGCCAAAGTCTCCCTTACTGCATTCTTTCCAAGGTTTGTACTCTATGTCACGCTCATCAGCTTCTGATTTGGAATAGATTGGATACGTCACATCCATGTATTTATTGACTTTTAATCTGCGAGTTACGTATTCCACTACATACTATAGATTGTACATACTATATATCTTTAGATATATAGTACATAGTTAAGTATGTACATACTATAGTATGTATGTATAAAAAACATATAAACATGCTAGTTATGCAACTCTTTTTTAAATTTTTTTTCATCTACGAATGGAAAATCATTTAATTGTGACTCAATCATGGCTTCTATTTTTACTTCAGCTATGACGTAATCTGTAATGTATATCAATTCTTCGACATTAGTTGGAGAAATGCTTTCACTCTTCCATTTGCCTTCCTTTTTATCCCAAACAAGAAATTCTCTAGTTTTTGGATCAAAAAATTTTTTTGCTTTAGACATGGTAAAACATACGAAATGAGCCAGGGGATTCTCTACTTGGTTTCAAAAATTTAATCTAGAATGCGTGTGGGAGATATACAGGTACCCG